TGGACTGCAAAGGCAGCCATGCCCGCGGCGAGGAGTGTTTTAGCCGCAGCCGCTCCTGGGAACGGTAAGCTGTATGCTGTGGGAGGGTGGAACGATAGCAGCCGCCTTGCCACCAACGAGGAGTACGACCCTGCCACCAACACCTGGACTGCCAAGGCAGCCATGCCCACGGCGAGGAGCAACTTAGCCGCAGCCGCTCCTGGGAACGGTAAGCTGTATGCTGTGGGAGGGTGGAACGATAGCGGCCACCTTGCCACCAACGAGGAGTACGACCCTGCCAAGATAGTATTGCCTGTCAAAGCAGGCGATATCGTGTATTACGTGGGTGGATCGTTACGGGTAGGGAGCCAGAACATTCCTGTGTCCACAAAGACGACAGTTAATGCCGACGGTGACTTGGTATTATGTGGACAATTGGTGTACGGTTGGGTGCAAAGACCGTAAAAGGAGGTGCAGTAAAATGATAGACAAAGTGACAGCGTGGAAGAGGTTAAACAGTTTAGGTGTAACTAAGACAATGGCGGAAATTGAGGCAGCACTGGATACGATAGAGCAGCAAGCTATTTTTAACGAAGAACGGTCAAGGATTACAGTTGAGGTATGGGACAAAGTGTCGCCGATTAATGGAGTAGATCCTGCAACGGTAAAAACTTCCCTAAATGTGCCTGAAGGAGGAGAAGTGTATATGCTGTATATAGATGGTAATTTATCGATTTTACAGCCGTACGATCCATTTCAAGCCGGTATAGTGCCGATGACTGCTGATAACGTGCTTACGATAGCTAATCAGTACGCAGAACAATTAGCGTGGCAATTTGCTGACGAAAAGATATTTGACAGACTTTTAGAAGCGCTGCTGTGAGAGAAGACTTCATATGCCCGGTGCTGAGATAGCGCAGTACGGAGTAGCAATTTTCGCCATAGCAATGCTTGGCTACGTATTCGTAAAGATTATCGGCGGTACGAAGCCCGTAGATAACAGCAAAGAACTAGCAGCTGTAATAGAAAATAATACTAAAGCATTAAAGGAACTAATGACCGTGCTGCATCAGATAGAAGTACAGATGGCACGGCAAGAAACAAAGATAGACGAGCTACTTGCAAGGACGAGAGATGAGAAAGATGACTGAAGAGCGTTTTTCTAAGAAAGTAGTGCGATGGGTGATATTGCTAAATGCGGTGTTTGTGGTGGCAGTATTAGTTCTTTATTGGCATACAGGTTCAGAACCAGCAACGTTAATAGCGAGTTGGTTTGCATTTACCACTGGTGAATTGTGGGCATTAGCGGGAATAAAGAGAGAAGAGACACGGCAGGGGGGTGATAGCGACGACGATAAATAAGTATAGCACGGTAAATAAGTGGGCAGGGAGGAGGTTTTACGGCAAAGAGTGGGTTCCCGATGTCATAGTCATTCATATTGCTGAAGGAACGTATAATGGAACAATAGCATGGATGCAAAATCCGAATTCCAGAGTTTCAAGCCATTTTATAGTTGGTCAGGATGGACGAATAGCACAAATGGTGGATATAAGAGACACGGCTTGGTGTAACGGAACAAGCACGAACCCAGCGGATAGTACTTATTATGGCTATGCGACAGCGAGGCTGGTAAAAGAGCGGAAAACAAATGCGAATTACTTTACGATAAGCATAGAAAATGAAGGGTTCTATTCAAAGACACGAGGCGAGTTGACACCAGCGCAGTTGAATGCCGAAGTAGAGTTGATAAGGTTCATCATAGATGAGGTAAAGCGAATATGGGGGGTAACAATTCCTATTGATAGAGACCACATTATAGGTCACTATCAAGTTACACCAAGGAATAAACCACATTGCCCGGGAGAAAAATTTCAGTGGGACGAGTTACTTAAGCGTTTGAAAGGAGGCGAGAAAGTGTTTAATGATGTAGACGAAAAGCACTGGGCGTATAAGTACATAAAGGAGTTGAAGGAACTCGGCATTGTGCAAGGTGATGGTAGTGGGAATTTTAATCCAGAGAAACCGGCAACAAAAGCAGAAGTAGCAACAATGATAGCCAAGTTGTATGAAATTATGAAAGGAGGAAAGTAAATGAGCGAACTGATAATTGAGTTAATCAAAGTCATCATGGCCATCCTGATTCCTATTTTAGTTGGCTATTTCGTGGCATGGCTCCAGAAAAAGATTGGAACTGAAAAACTACAAAAGATAGCACAAGAGCTTGCAACCAAGCAAGAGCTTGCACGCATTGCCGTACAATTTGTTCAGCAGGCTTACAAAGACTTGGGTGGCCCAGAAAAGTATGATAAAGCGGCTGATTGGCTTTCTGACATGGCAGCCAGAATAGGACTGATAATAACCGAAGATGAAATGAAAGGGCTTATTGAGGCCGCACTAAAAGAGCTGAAGGCAGAATTTGGCGAAGCATGGAATGAGATTAGTAACCCTTAGATAATTTCTACTAACCTGTATATATACAGGACAGCCCCCTGAGGTGCTCCTCCCCTCCTACTCAGGGGGCATTTTATTTATGATGTGGCAAAAGGTATTGACATGTTGCAAAAAGTAGTATAGTATATAGTTAGATGATACAAAAGGAGGGATTGCGAATGGCGAAAATTAAGCTTGACGTAGCAAAGTTAAGGATGTATCGGGCTTACAAGGGTTTGACGAAGCACAAGATGTCGCAATTGATGGGGTATGCTGGTGACGGATACTACTATATCGAAAGCGGTAAAGTAGTTCCATCACTAGCGCGGATAAACCAAATTTGTGAAATTTTAGAGATTAGCCCACTAGACATTCTAGTGGTAGAGGAGGAGGGAGAGCATGAAGACATTAACCCAGTTTGTTGACTTTGTTAATGGTGAAGAGACAACTACATTAACTGTCCATGTCATCAATTGTCCAGATATCGGCTCTTACATAAAGCTACTAGATGACTTGGGGTTTACCTTCACCTATATTGACGGAGATTCGTGCGAAGCGGAGCTGGAAGGCGAATACTCAAAGGTATTTGAAACAATGCGTATGCTTGAGCAGGAAGGATTTACGTGGTGAATATGGCCATCAGGATTAGTAGCGCAGGGGCGTGTCCACGAAGGGTTCAATTGGAAGCATGGAATGTTGAAGGGCTACCATTATGGGAAGGAACAGAGCGAGCATTCGCTGAAGGAAGTATGCATGAGCAATCAATCTTACAATGGGCTTGTGAAAACATTCCGGGTGCGCCTTATGTGCTGCACAGCGAACAGCTCGAGGTATCAATCTACTACAGAGACAGAAAACTACTAGTAGGCCACATTGATGGGCTTGCCACAAACAATGAAGGTGTTACAGTGCTACTAGAAGCGAAAGCACTAGCAAAAAGATCATTTGAAGAGCTAAGGCAGTATGGGCTTAAGAATTCACATCCGCAGTATTACACACAGATACAGTTGTACCTGCACGCACTAGGCCTGGAAAAAGGTTTTCTAGTCGCACGTAATAAAGAAACTCCCAAGACACGTTTATGGGATCACCACTTTGAAGAGGTTACTTACGATCCTGCATTTGTAGAGGAAGAGCTGAAACGATTAGATGAACTAATGGACAAGATCGAGCTTCAGCAGGAGATTGAACCACCTTTTAATCCAGAAGAAAACTGGCAGTGCAGACCACCTTGGTGCCCTTACACCAATATTTGCTTCCCTGAATACTACGAAAAGGCCATACAGCCGAAAGATTGGGAGCAGAACATAAATTTAGAAAGCACTGTTGAAGAGTATGAAACATTAGGCGATGAGATTAAAGAACTGCAGCAACGCAGAGATGAGCTTAAGGAAGTTATTATGTCGCAGGTAAAAGGCGAGGCACTGGTTGCAGGCAAGTATCTAGTAACTGTTAAGGAAAGAAGCTCTGAAAGGATTGATACTAAAATAGCTAGGCAAGTTCTACCAGCTGAAATGTTGCAAGAACTTATCAAGGTAACAAAGTCCAAGGTTCTTGAAATAAAAGAACTTGGCCAGTAAGGAGGGAGAACGATGGATAACATCGTGAAGTACAAATCAGAAACAGGAGAGGAAGTAGCGTTAAGTTCCGAGATCATCAAGCGGTACCTAGTTTCTGGCGATCCAAGCAAGGTAACTGATCAGGAAGTAATGATGTTCTTAAAGCTGTGCCAGTATCAGAAGCTTAATCCGTTCCTTAACGAGGCCTACCTTGTGAAGTTTGGGAATGAGAAGGCGCAAATAATTGTTGGCAAAGATGTGTTTATGCGTCGGTTGTCTAACAGTCCGTTAGTTGAAGGTTACCAAGCAGGTATCATCGTTCGTAAGAAAGGTTCAGACGAGATACAGTACCGCAATGGGACATTCTATGTGCCGGGCGAGGAGGAGTTGCTGGGAGGTTGGAGCAGGATTTGGCGCAAAGGCTGGAAGGAGCCAGTCGAACATTCTGTAAGCTTGCATGAATACATAAAGCTTGGAGCGAATAAAGAGCCGCAGGCTGGGTGGAAGAAGGCAGCAACCCAAATCAGAAAAGTAGCACTCGTGCAGAATGCCCGAGAAGTTGTTCCCGATTTGAGACAGCTTTATATCAGCGAAGAGATGCAGGTCGATGAGGAGCAGTTGCAAAATGCACAAGTGGAGTTTACAATACATGATGCCGAGGAAGAGGTGCAGGAAGAGACGCAGGAAGTAGAATATGCAAGCGATAATGAGTTCATTTCAGATCCGCCTATAACAGTGAAGCAAGTAAAGAGGTTGTACGCTATAGCCCACGGAGATACGAAGCTGATAAATGACATAATTGAAGAGTATGGATACGAGAAGTTGCAGGATATTAGGAGAGGAGATTACGAGGCGATTTGCAATGCTGTACAAAGTGCGGTGTTAGAACAAGAAGAGCAGCTATCAGACATCACTGAACATGTAGTAGAAGAGCAATAACAGTTAGCAAAGTCCCGAGTGGGAGCAAGTGTAGGTTTTACCAAAGCTTGCTCCCATTTTTATTTCATTTTCAAAGTGTCAGTAAAGTGTCTCAAGGGTAAAACAGTGCAAATGTAGGAACTACCAAATCCCACTGTATTTTATACAGTTTGAAAGTGTCGGTTTTTGTTAACACCTATTTAACACACAACATGTTGACATTATATCCTATGTGGTAATATATATATAGAAAAAGAAAAAGGAGGGAGTAAAGATGAGGACAGGAAGAGAGAACTTGAAGGAGTTAGTAGCTATCGAGATGGGTAAGGGTATCAGCCGTGGATTTGCAAGGGCTGAAGGTTGGTTAACATCCAGTATTGACCACTATGCTGAAGGTTCGTTTGTAGGGTTCATCCTTGGTATGCACTTAATTGATGTGTTAAGCGAGACAGCTTTCAAAGCCCTTGAAGGTGCGCTGGACGATTTGGTAGACGAGCTTGAGATGTTCTGTTTAGAGCGCGAGAAAGAAAATGGCAAGGAATATGTGTACTACCATGAAGCTATGAGAATTGCAAGAGATATAGCAGGAGCGGTGAGAGAAGAGTTCATGAGCCAGCGTCAAAAGTTGAACGAGATTGAGAACTTGATATATTACGATTGGACATTCGCTAACATGGGTCTAGAAACAACGGGAAAAGCCATAAGGCACTTTGTATGCCGAGAGTTGGACACAATACTTTACATGAAGGTTTATACCGAGTTCACTGATGCGGTGGATAGAGTTATCAGAAGGCTGGAGGGTGGGCATTAGCCCACCTTCCTCTAATGGGAGGCATAAAGAAATGACAATTATCAAAAGGACAGACAGAGGTATAAAGGTAAAGTTAGCCCACTACACCAGCAACGGTAGAGATTGGGTAGCTGAAATAACAGACACAGATGACAAATATGGCTTTAAGCGTGAGTTCTTGAACGCTGAAAAAGATTGGAGCTCTTCAGGGAAAACTGGTTGGAGCTACTATGAACTTGAGAATGGCAAAGTATACGAGGTTAACGAGCCGTACAAAGGCCGATGGTTCTTCCAAGTTACTAATGGCGAATGTGTCGAGATTAGCAAGGAAGATGTTTTAGAGTACATAGAGCAAAAACGCAGTGGACTACTAACTGGTAGGCCTGAAGAGAAACAGCCAATATTGGTTGATAGAGATGAAGAGGTATACGAAGAAAATGAAGATGGCATACTAGTACGCATTCAACCAGTAAAGGTAGAAAACGAGAAAGCAGAGTATCTGGTAACACCGAAAAGAACCTATGCTACCTTATCACAAGGTGAAAAGGGCATTTGGAAGCTTTGCCTTTACCTTGGAGGAGCTGCACGATTTACGCCAAAACGCGTAAACCTCGAAACCAAGCCTTTGCTTCAGTACCAAAAGTTAAAGGATGTTGTAAACGTTTACGAAGCCATAAGCAAATAAAGGAAGGGGGCGGGTTATCCGCCCCCCTTGGGAGGTGATTGTATATCCCAACAGAAGGAGGGAGCACGGTGGCAGTGAACACTAGACAAAGGAGGTGACACTGTTTCGCTCCCTAAAGTTATTATACCACATTCATGTGCTATAATACAATTAGCAAAAAGACAAAGGAGGAATAAAATGCTGGTAAAAATCGATGAAATCATTATCGGAGAAAACAGACGCAGTGTAAATCCAGAACGAGTAAAAGAATTAGCCGCAAGCATTCAGGAGATTGGCCTGCTTAATCCTATAACAATAACTGAAGATAAATACCTTGTTGCAGGTTTGCACCGTATTGAAGCATACAAGTTGCTTGGCAAAACAGAGATAGAAGCCACTATTGTTTCATTAGATGAACTGGATGCTGAACTTGCGCAGATTGATGAAAACCTTATCCGTAATGAGCTAACTGTTTTGGAACGAGCAGAACAGTTAAAGCGCAGAAAAGAGATATACGAGGCGAAGTATCCAGAGAGTAAAGCTAAAACTGGAAGAGAACTTGTAGAAAGGCGTTGGCATACGGCGGACATCGTGTCCGCCGTATCGTTCACCGAAGATACTGCTTCCAAAATCGGTGTATCTCCTCGCACTATCCGAAGAGATGTGCAGATTGCTGAAGATTTGGCTGAAGAGGTTAAAGAAGCTATCCGTGACACGGATTTGGCTGATAACAAAACAGAATTAATCAGGTTGGCAAGGCTAGATGAAGAAGAGCAGAAAGAGGTAGCCAAACGCATAGCAGCAGGAGAGGCTAAAAGTGTAAGCGAGGCCATACAACAGATTAAGAAAGAACAGATTTATACAACCTATTTAAATACTGCACGCAAAGATAGTACCAAGTGGCGCATCTACAATGATAGCATGGAAACAATCAAGCTTGATGAGCAATTTGACTTTATTATCACGGATCCGCCATATCCTAAAGAGTATCTGCCATTGTATGAGACATTGAGTATTCGTGCAAATGAATGGTTAAAACCTACTGGATTGATGCTTGTAATGTGCGGTCAATCATATTTGGATGAGATATTAGCATTAATGACGAAACACATTGATTATTACTGGATGGCCGCCTACTTAACGCCAGGCCAACCTACACCATTGCGTACCAGGCAAGTAAACTGCAGTTGGAAGCCTATTTTAATCTTCGGTAACAGAGATTACAAAGGCAAAATATTTGGAGATGTATTCTCAAGTGACAGAAGCGAAAAGGAATTCCATGAATGGCAGCAATCAGTTTCTGGCATGGAAGCCATCATCAAGCAGTTTTGTTTGCCAGGCCAGAGTATCTTAGATCCATTCTGCGGTACTGGAACAACTGGAATAGCCGCATTGAAATACAATTGCACGTTTGTCGGTATAGAATTAGATCCACGAACAGCAGAAGTTGCAAGAGGGAGGCTAAGTGAGTATGACACGCAAGAGAAATGATAACAACTCAACTGAATTCGGACTATGGCTGAGAGAACAGCCAGAAATAGATAGTTCGCTTGGTTATGTTGCTACCAATATAGACTATGTTTGGCAGAACTACAAAACTGGAGAGTGGATGTTAATAGAAGAAAAGCGGTATATGGCCGAACCTTCTTATGCTCAAATGCAAGTGTTTAGAGTAGTAAACAAGGCAATTAGAGACAGCAAATATAGAGGCTTCCACCTAATACAATTTGAAAACACGACACCAGATGATGGTAGGATATTTTTAGATAGAAAAGAAATAAGTAAAGAGCAACTAATTTCATTCTTGCAGTTCAGGTTTAATGAGGTAAAGTGCGAAGGAGGAAGGTGTAAATAATGGCAGTAATAGATGAACGGTTAGTTAATTTTCTCGCCAGAGAACAAGCCGAGAATGATGGCTTTTACACCAAAAAGATGTATATTGATATTGCTAATGGCGACTTGCTTGCTGGTATACTACTGAGCCAAATAGTGTATTGGTACCTTCCGAGTAAGGATAGTACAGCTACAAAGTTGCGAGTAGTAAAAGATGGAGAACTTTGGCTTGCAAAAGGTCGCGACGATTGGTGGGAAGAGTGCAGAATAACGGCGTACCAGTTTGACAGGGCAATTAAGGTATTGTGTGATATTGGCATAGTAGAGAAGAAGATTTTTAAGTTTAACGGTAATCCCATGATACACGTGAGAATTGTTCCTGATAAGTTTTTGGAACTCACTGACGCTTACTTAAAGGCTATAGGAAAACAGTTTGATAACGGCTACGTGAAAGAGGGTTCAAAAACGATTTTGGATAAAGTCGAAAATGGTTTTTCGATAAAATCGAAAAACGAAATTGGACAAAGTCGAAAATCTATAACAGAGAATACTACAGAGATTACTACAGAGATTACAAAAGAAAGAAAAGAATATAAAGAAAAGAAAGAAAGCCGCAAATCTAACGATTTGCTGTTCACCGTAGAAGAGAAGAAAAAGGCTGACAAGGAACTTGAGATGTTCAATGCGTTTTGGAAGGCGTATCCTAAAAAGCAAAAGCGGGCAGTTGCTTTGAAGTGCTGGCAGAAGCTAAAGGTGGATGATGAGCTGTTTGCTGAGATTATGGCCGGGTTGGACAGATTGAAACAAAGCAGGCAATGGCGGGAGCAAGATGGTAAGTTTATTCCAATGCCGAGTACGTTCTTAAACGAGCGGCGGTGGGAAGATGAACCCGAAGTAGATAAGCAGGCTTTGGTGCAGAAGTCTAACGTGTTGGAGGAACAGCGGGTTAAAAAGAATTATGAGCTTACACCAGAGCATCCACCATTCCATGACGATATTGGTAATACGCTAAAGTGGATGGAGCTCGTGAAGGAGTGGGAGGCAAAATATGGCATGACATTCCAAGAATGGGAGGACAAGAACGGTCCGTTGAGAGAGTATATGCGAAAGCACTATGGGAGGGGTTAGGATGCAGGCAGATGATTTAATGGAGCAGGTAAAAGAATACTTTACCGAAGGCGATTACTTTAATGATAAAGGCGAGCTGGTATGTGGTAAGTGTGGCCATAACAAAGATTTCATTTATGCGGGAGAGCGTTTCCGTAAGCCGTGTGCATGCGATGAAGATGAGCGAATGAAAGAATACGAGGCCATGATAAAGGAGCAGGCAAGGAAGCAAGCCGAGGTATTACGTAAAATATGGATTGCAAGCCCAAGTTTGAGGGAACTGACATTTGACAAAGATGATGGGCAAGCACCAGAAGTAACAAAGATGTGTTGGCAGTATGTGGAGCATTTCCCAGAGTTTTACGAAAAGAACATAGGCGCAATGTTACGTGGTGGAGTAGGAACAGGGAAGACATTTTTTGCTTGTTGCATTGCAAATGAGCTGATAAATAGGGGGTACACAGCATATGTTACGTCTATGCCCGAGATATTGACATATATGGCAGTAGGTGAGGAGCGGCGGCATGTGATGGATAAAGTATTATCAGCAGATTTGCTTGTTCTTGATGATTGGGGCGTGGAGCGAGACACTTCCTATGCCGTGGAGCAGGTCTATTATGTTATCGATAGTCGTTTGAAGATGGATAAGCCAATGCTGATTACCACGAATTTGTCCGAAGAAGATTTACATAGTGCGCCTTCTTTATCCTTGCAAAGGATTTACGACAGAGTGTTGGAGGTATGTCCGTTCATAATAGAGATTAACACAGGCTCAAGGCGCCCACAAAGTGCGGATAAGAAGCGAAAACAGTTATTCCAAATACTCGCAAAAGGTATTGACAAACACAATATATAGTGTATAATAAAATTATGAAGATAAAGAAGGAGGGAGCGGGAATGAGACAGGAAGTTGGAACGGTGGCGTGTGTGGTAAAGGACAGAAGGGTCTTTGTGTCCGTGCAAAGAGGAGCAATTCCCGAGTTAGATGGTAAGTTCATCAGCAGGCATGTAATGTTGAAGCTTGACGATGAAGAGTTACCCGTAGTAGTTAGGCGTTGCGAGTTGTGGCCGCAGAACAAGTGGGGCGAGATAGTGTGGTCTATGCTAATGGAGTTTGAAAGTGAAGACAAAGACCCTGCATTCTTGGATGGAACTCACCCTGTCATTGTGCTTGATTGTAGAGAAGAGTTCAGCGAAGACGAAGACTATATCAGGGTGCGAAGGTAAGGAGGGAGCGGGAATGAAAAAGGAAGTTAGGACAGTGTCCAGTGTGGTGCAGGATGGCAAAGCGTATTTGTATGTGATGCAGTCGTATATCCCAGTATTAGAAGGCAAGAGCGTTAGCAAGATGGCTGTTGTAAAGTTGGGGGACGTTGAGATCCCTGTAATAGTAGAGAGGTTCAATGTGTTGCCGCAAATTAGAGGCGGTAAAGTGGTATGGTCAATGGTAGTGGAGTTAAGAAGCCAAGACATGGAACTTAACTTTTTACACGGAGCCAGTCCTATAATCGTGTTTGATTGTAGGGACGAGGTAAGCAAGGAAGAAGAAGAAAACTTTATACAGGTGAGGTGGTTGGCATGAAAATGGTAGATTTGGAAGGACGTTTACTTGAGGCAAAAAGTGATATGAGCGAGTTCACGGTGTTGTTTGAGAATGACATTAAGTATGTTAGGCGTGAGAGGTTAGTCCCAGATGCTTATACTTGTTACGATAATGAGTGGGTCTTGCTAAAGATTAAGGACGTAACAATTGTTGTGGATTGGAGCAAGGATGAGCCAAAGGCTGGGTTAAAGGTAACGTTTACCTCCAAACAAATGCAGAGTATCGTAACAATGCAAAGAACACACGGACTTGAGTTGAGGCCAACTATAAGGTTCTTACTTGATGATGTTGGAGTGCACGAAAACGTTGTTGAGGTATTGGCATGAATAAAGAAGATTTGGAGCAGAAACTTGAGATGCGCCACCGCTGGGTGGCGCATCGTGAAGAACTTATGAAGAATGCTCCAATCATAGATTATAAAATTAGCGACCCTTCAATGTGTGTGTGGGAGTTTCGGCATTGTGCTTTGTGCAAAGATAATAGCATTGTTGAGGAGGAGCTTTGGCAAACGATACCTTGCAAAATAAGGTTTGATGTAACAGAGTGTGTTAGGCGGGTATATAATAAGAGGTAGCTGGAGTTGTAGGGAGGAGGTGAGACGGATAACAAAAGAGGTGCAAAGATGGGGGGGATAATACCTCCCCCGTTTTTCGTTTTATGGTATACTGTAGGCGTGAAAGCAAGTGTTATATGCAGAAAAGGGGGTAAAATATGTTCTTTGACGTAGGGAATGGGCTGTTTATTAACACGGATGCCGTTTGTAGTATGTTACTCGTAAGTGATTTCGACCAAGAAGGCAATGAAGTGTGGTACATTAAATTGTTTGGTACGTTCTATTTACCTGAACGCTATGTTGCTCCAGATGGCGGGGTGGTAGTTGGGCCATTCAAAAGCAGACAAGAGGCCGAAAAATATATTGGACTAATGGATGAAGAGATCGTTTTCGAGGCTGAACATGCTGAGGCGCATTGATGAGATTAAAGCTGAAGGGTCAGTTATAAACATAAAGATAACTTCCGATGAGGATGTAAAAGGTTCTTTGTATTTGCTTTCCGATGTGCACTTTGATGCTGTGGCGTGTGATAGGGATGCGTTGAAGCGTAGCCTTGACAGAGCATTAGAGGAGGATGCGGCAATTATCATAGGTGGTGATTGGTTTGACGCAATGCAGGGTAGGTTTGACCCGAGGCGCAATTTGGATGAGTTGCGTCCCGAGTATCGCTGTGAGAAGTATTTCGACGTGGTGGTGGAAGATAGCGCAGAGTTTCTAAAGCCATATGCGAAAAACATTATTGNTGTAACGCAAGGCAATCATGAGCTTGCTGTCCGTAAAAACTCCAATACCGATTTGNGCGATAGGTTGGTATTTCATTTACGTTTGGCTGGCAGTCGTGCGGTAACAGGTAAGTGGAAGGGCTGGTTCAGGTTTCGGTTTTCCGTTAAAGGGCATTATTCGTCGTTAAAGATGTATTATGCACATTCAGCCGCAGGTGCAAATGCTCCAGTAACCCGAGGTGTGATAGCTACAAACAGACAAGCGGTGTATGAGCCAGATGCTGACATTGTGTGGAATGGCCATACACATACAGCATACCTTGTACCGATTGTTCGAGATAGATTGAGCAATAAAGGACGAGTTTATCAAGATATCGGCTGGTATGTGAGGACTCCGGGGTACAAACGCGATTGGCAAGAAGACGATTCGTTTATAGCGCAGAAAGGGTATGGGCCACAGCCCGTAGGATGTGCAAAGGTGGACATTTACGCTGGGTACAAGGGTTTTCCGAGGGTGCATATGAACTTGGAGATTGAGGCATGAACAGCTAATGTAGTCTTCCTTTGGTTTGCTGTTTGTGGGTTGTTGTTTTACGAGGCAGTGTTGGACATCATGGTATTTACGTTAGCCGATGATGTAAAACATAATGGGAATGTGAAGGATGTCCTTTTATGGGCTGATGTATCAGCTGTAGTTATGATGAAGTGTTCAATAGCGTTCGTGATTAATGAGGTTAGGCTCGTAATAGACTGGCATAATATCATTGGTGTGCTGTTGTGGGCAGTCTTTGCAATGATAGTGCTGGATGTGTGCTTATTCGCGGTGGTATGCTTTAGGTATAAAGGAGGCGCGAGGAATGAACATATTGTTAACTAACGATGATGGTTATAAAGCGGAAGGGTTTTACGAGTTAAAGCATGCGTTAGAGCGAGAAGGACATTTCGTTATTGCCTGTTCTACAGTTGAAAACGTTAGCGGGTGTGGGTCGGGCCGAGACTTATCTTTGCATTGGGAAGTTGAAGTGCACGAGGATACCAAAACACCAATTTTTGCTATGAGAACAGACCGCACTGTTAATTGTGTAGACTTTGGCGAGTTCTATTTTAGTACGCTTGGCGAGGCGATTGATTTGGTTCTTGTTGGGATAAATCACGGTCCGAATACTACATGGAAGGATTTATACAATTCAGGAAGTGTTGGAGCAGGGGCCTATGCAGCTTCGAAAAAGTATCCTGTAATTATTTTTTCAGAGATAAATGGACACTATAAGTACTTTGTTGAGTTGGCAGGATTTGTGGCTCAAAAGTTGAAAACATTTGCGATAGAAAAGGAAACGTTTATAAATGTAAATTTCCCTGATTGCGAGCCTCAAAAATTTGGTAGTGTTGTGTACTTGCCTTCAAATGTGGGTGGGGGCTGTGCGGATAACATTCATAAATTCTAATCTAGCCATAAATAAGCCAAACGCGTCGCAATTAAGTCAATTTAACAAAATCGGCGCAAGAGGTTGCTAAGAGGTTGTTACGGNATAAGCAAGGAGGCTGTGATGAAACCGCCTAAAGGTATTGCATTAGAGGTATGGGAGCTTTTACAAATATCTAACTTAGTAGAAAAAGATGCGTATTTGCTGACAAACCTAAAATCATTAACTAAAGCAGATCAGCTGATTGTGATAAACAAAATGCTTAAAGGAGAGGCTGTTAATTCATTTGAAGCGAAACGTCAGCTTATCAAAGAAAAAACTGTTAACATGCCGATGCCAAAAGGAGCATTTGATGTTATTTACGCTGATCCACCGTGGCGTTATGAGTTTAGTAGAACAAAAAACAGAGCAATAGAAAACCACTATCCCACACTGTCCCTTGAAGAAATTAAACAGTTACCTGTTCCATCAGCAGACAACGCAGTATTGCTGTTGTGGGCTACTGCACCTAAATTAGAAGAAGCGCTGGAAGTAATGCGTGCATGGGGCTTTAAGTATCGCACGTGTGCTGTGTGGGATAAAGAAGCACTGGGCATGGGCCACTGGTTTCGCATACAGCATGAACTACTGCTTTTAGGCGTAAAAGGAAAAATGAGAATACCACCTGTACAAGCCAGAGTAAGGTCTGTGTATAGAAAAAAGAAAGGAAAACACAGTCAAAAACCACAGTATTTCTACGAGGTTATAGAAAAGATGTTTCCTAACGGTAAATATTTAGAACTGTTTGCTAGACAGCGTTATAATGACAAATGGACAGTATGGGGCAACCAACTATAAAGAGGTGCAATCATGAAAGAGAGAAATAAAACGATTGGTAGCAGAATTAAATTGTTTGGTACGTTCTTTTTACCAGAACGCTACGTTGCTCTAGATGGCGGGGTGGTAGTTGGGCCATTCAAAAGTAGGCAAGAGGCTGAAAAATACATCGGATTAATGGATGAAGAGATCGTTTTCGAGGCTGAACATGCTGAGGCACATTGATGAGATCAGGGCTGAAGGTTCTGTAATAGACTTAAGGCTAACTTCAGATGAGGATATAAAAGGTTCTTTATATTTGCTTTCAGATGTACATTTTGATGCCATGGCCTGTGATAGGGATGCACTAAAGCGTAGTTTAGATAGAGCACTCGAGGAAGATGCTTTAATTATCATCGGCGGCGACTGGTTTGATGCAATGCAAGGTAAATTTGATCCGAGGCGCAATTTGGATGAACTAAGGCCAGAGTATAGATGCGAGAAGTATTTTGACGTGGTGGTGGAAGATAGCGCAGAGTTTCTAAAACCCTATGCGAGAAACATTATTGCTGTAACGCAAGGCAATCATGAGCTTGCTGTCCGTAAAAACTCCAATACCGATTTGTGCGATAGGTTGGTATTTCATTTACGTTTGGCTGGCAGTCGTGCGGTAACAGGGAAGTGGAAGGGCTGGTTCAGGTTTCGTTTTTCAGTTAAAGGTCATTATTCATCGTTGAAAATGTATTATGCACATTCAGCGGCAGGTGCAAATGCTCCAGTAACCCGAGGCGTGATAGCTACAAACAGACAAGCGGTGTATGAGCCAGATGCTGACATTGTGTGGAATGGCCATACACATACAGCGTACGTTGTACCGATTGTTCGAGATAGATTGAGCAATAAGGGACGAGTTTACCAAGACATCGGCTGGTATGTGCGGACACCGGGCTATAAACGTGATTGGCAAGAAGACGATTCGTTTATAGCGCAGAAAGGGTATGGGCCACAGCCAGTTGGATGTGCAAAGGTGGATATTTACGCTGGGTATAAGGGTTTCCCAAGGGTGCATACAAGCTTGGAGATTGAGGCATGAATAGTAAGCGTAAAGGCAAGCGAGGAGAACTTGAGCTTGCTAAGAAACTAAAAGAATGTGGTTTCAGTGCCAGGCGTGGCCAGCAGTACTCAGGCATAGGCGGTGATGATGTAGTAGGCCTGGACGGGATACATATTGAATGTAAGCGGTCAGAAAGGCTAAACGTGTATAAGGCAATTGAACAGGCCATTAAAGATGCTTCAGCGGACGAGCTACCGGCTGTGTTTTGGCGAAAGAACCATGAGGACTGGCTTGTAATAATGGCATTTAGTGACTGGGTGGAACTATACAAGGGCTGGCTATGGAGTGAGAATAATGTTTAATGGGTTCAATGGTATCATAAAGGCGCCACAAAGGCGTCACAAAGGGGTCATATGCGCCACAAAGGGGCCAAGTTTAGGAGGGGAGCATAGATGGATGTAAAAATTAGTGACATTAAGGTGGTAGGACGAAAGCGTGAACTTAACGAAGAAAAAATTAGGGATCTCGCTAACTCATTTAAGTTGTTGGGCCAATTGCAGCCTATCGTTATCAATCAAGATTACACATTGCTTGCTGGCTTGCACAGGTTGGAAGCAGCAAAGTTATTAGGCTGGGAAACAATAAAAGCAGAAGTTATCAGCGGTAGTCAATTAGAAGACGAACTAATTGAAATTGATGAAAACCTGATACGTAACGATTTAACCGTCCTTGAGCAAGCAGAACTGTTGCAAAGAAGAAATGAAATCTTAAAGGAAATGGGCTTAAGGCGTAGCCATGGTAGATATCCTACTAACTCTCTATCGGATAGAGGGTTAAAAACAACGGAGGATATTGCAAAAGAGGTAGGACTGGCCANTAGTACTTTACTACGGCGCATTCAAATTGCACAGAATCTTGTACCTGAAGTAAATGGGGATAGTAGCACCAATGAGGTTTGGACAATAAATTCAAATTGTTTTGATGATTAGCGTTATAACATCAAAGGAAAAGGGGGACGTTTATATCCATGAGTGATTACAAGTTTATATCAGCCGATAGTATGGAAATTGTGAACAGAGAAAGGAAACAAGAGATAATGAAGAGACAGAGTGCGCACGATTATGTTTATTGTCCAGAATGCGGCTCGCCGGTAATTCACGAAAGTGGCTGCGTAACCTGTCCTAGCTGTGGGTGGAGCTTGTGCGGGTGAAATGAGCGAATATGCTGTAACACCAGAAACACTTAAGATTAGGCAAGCATGGCCGTTAGAGTTGAAAGTTGAATGGGCAAAAGCCAAAATTAGGGAATGGGTGCATTANTGGGGCTTAGATGGTGTCTATGTTTCGTTCAGCGGCGGTAAAGACAGCACCGTTTTATTGCACTTAGCACGAGAATTGTATCCAGACATTAAAGCTGTGTTTATTGATACTGGGCTTGAATATCCAGAAGTAAGAGAATTTGTAAAAACATGGGACAATGTAGATTGGGTAAGACCAGAAAAGAGCTTTAGACAAGTAATAGAAAAATATGGCTATCCAGTTGTTTCTAAAGAGGTCGCAGGTCGTATTGAGCGTATACGTAGGAAGCCGAACGACACTGTTTTTGTTAATCGCTGGAAATATGGAATAATGCCAGATGGAACTCAATCCACGTTCAAGCTCTCCCAAAAATGGTGGTTTTTGATAGATGCGGATTTCAAAATTAGTGAAAGGTGCTGTTTAGAGCTTAAAAAAGGCCCAATTAAGAAATATGAGCGCAAGAATAATGTTGTCCCAATTGTTGGCTTGAAAGTAACAGATGGCGTTAAAAGAAAGACTAACTATTACAGAGAAGGCTGTAACGCTTTCAATGCTAAACGTCCGATTAGCAAGCCGTTGTCTATATGGACCGACCAAGACATTTTGAGATATATCAAAGAAAACAACCTCCCTATAGCAAAATGCTACGGCGAGATAATAGAAGACGAAGACGGGAAGTTGAGAACAACGGGCTTAAGCGGAACTGGTTGTATGTTTTGCATGTTTGGAGTGCACATGGAACAGTGTCCGAACAGATTCCAGCAAATGAAAGTTAATCATCCGAAGCAATGGGAGTACTGCATGAAGCCGTTTGAAGAAGGCGGATTAGGATTAAAGCACGTATTGGAAACTTTGAGAGTGCCTTATGAATAATGACGTTTACGAAGCAGTTAGAAAGCGTGCTAATGGAAGGTGTGAGTTGTGCGGTAAGTTAACAAGCGAGTTGCAGTTACACCATGTTATTTCTGGGTATGGTAGAAGAAGAGAGCACGAAAGCGTAGAAACGTGTATAATGTTATGTGTGGAATGTCATCGTGCTGTGCATGATAATGCGAAGTTGAACAGAGCATTAAAATTGTTAGTTGAAGAACGCCTATACCGTGCGGGGTATAATGAAAATGAGGTAAGAACATTAATGGGGGGCAGGTTATACTGATAGAAGCACCAATATAGGTATGAAGGGGGTGCAGATAGAAATTCAATGGGAGAACCATGGGAAAAGCTGAGTAATGAAACCACCAAGGCTTATGCCGCATTTTGTATATACCGAGATCTAGGTTCGGAACGCAGTATAGATAAGGTTCTCGCTGTTACTGGCAAGAGAAACAGAAGCTCTTTGATAAAATGGTCGTCGAAGTATAACTGGGTAGAACGTGTGCAGGCTTACGATCAGTATTTGGAGGAGTTGAAACGCAAAGAACAAGAACAGGCCATAATAGAGATGTCACGAAGGCATGCCGAGTTAGCAGTTAGGATGCAAGAGCTGATTAAGGTGCGGTTGGAAGAGATAGATGTGAATGCTTTGTCTCCCAGAGATTTGGCCACGTGGTTAGATATAGCAACAAAGTTAGAAAGATTGAGCCGAGGCGAACCTACAAGCATTGAAAAAGGCGAAACCGACGAGCCGATAATCATTGAGATAATCAAGCAAACCGAGGGAACTAATGCCTAAGTTTACCTATGAGTTACACCCGGGCCAAGTAAGGGCTTTTGATAGTGAAGCACAGTATGTGGCAATGATAGCTGGTACTGGTGGAGGCAAAACGTGGTTTGGTTCAATCTGGCTGGCAAGAGAAATAAAGAAAGATGTAAAGGCCGATTACTTGGCTGTAGCTCCCACATATCCGATGCTGAAAGATATCCTTTTACCGAGGGCGTTGGAAATACTGAATGATTGGCATGGTGGAACGTACAAATCAATGGAAAAGGTTTACTACCTGAAAGGCGGAGGCAGAGTTCTGTTTCGTTCAGCGGACAGGCCTTTAAGTATGGAAGGTGTGCACGTAAATGCTGTTTGGTTAGATGAAGCAGGCCAGATGCGCAGTGAAGCATGGCATGTAGCACAAAGGCGTGTAGGCTTTCATAAAGGAAGAATTCTAATAACAACAACACCGTATTTTCTTAATTGGTTAAAGACGGATATCTATGATCGGTGGAAGGAAGGAGATCCAGCCATAGATGTTATTCAATTCGGCACAGCAGAAAATCCGTACTATCCACGAGAACAGATTGAAGTTGCACGCAGAACGATGCCAGATTGGATGTTCAGAATGTTTTACTTGGGAGAGTTTGTAAAACCTGAAGGCTTGGTATATCAGGATTTTGAGGCTGGAGTGCACGTAGTAAAACCATTTGAAATACCAAGCGATTGGAAGAGGATCATTGGAATGGATTTTGGCTACAACAATCCAATGGCTGCAGTGTGGCTGGCAGTTGATAATGATGGGAACGTTTATGCTTACCGAGAATACTATGAAAGGCAAAAGCTACCACGTGATGCGGCATTAGATCTAGCGAGATTATCACAAGGTGAACAAATAGATACCATATTCGTTGATCCTTCAGCTCCAGTGTTAATTGAAGAATTACGCAGGCAGGGTTTTAATGCTATATCTGCAAATAATGCTGTTAAAGAGGGCATAGCGGCAGTTACAGGCTTACTGCGAGAAAAGAGATTGTTCTTCTTCCGAGGCCTGAGTAATACATTGGATGAGATTGAGAGTTACCACTGGAAAAAAGTAAATGATCAAATAAAAGAAGAACCAGAAAAAGAGTATGATCATGCAATGGATGCGCTGAGGTATGGTATAATACACATAGTGGAAAATATAGAAAAACGTAGTCCTAAAGGGATTGACGTCTTGCGGGGGGTGAAGATTTATGATAAACCCGTTTAAGTGGATAGTAGGGGAGATATCAAAATTAAGGCAACCTGATTATGGGCAATATGGATGGGTTGTCAATGCTTATAACACGCCATATTCATTAAATACCTCACGAGTAAATTATCAGTTAGCACGTGAATTATATCACAATACAAACGAAGCTTACAAGTTAGGAGCGGGCTTTGCGAAGCCAATAATAAACACATTAGCTGGCTTTATGGGTGCTCCTAAGTTTAGGTGTGCGGATGAGGAAGCACAGGCAGTGTTAGATGATTACCTCGTGGATTGGACAAGTAGAATCTTGCGAGTTCACCAATTGACATTGAGAGATGGAGACTGTTTTCTATATTTGTATGTGAATAACAAGAGAAGTGTTCTTTACCCAGAGCGTGTTGGTGGTTCAGTGGATTTCACAATCATACCACCAGAGCAAGTTGCAGACATTGAGTTGGATCCCATTACGCATGAGCCAGTAGCATATACGATTTCGGCAAGGGTAATGTGGGATCAGGGAAGAAGGCAGTATAACTATACCCAAATCGTAACAGCAGATAGTATTGTAACACAAGCTGAAGGAGACGTACCACCAGATTTGAAGGTAGGAGAGCAACCCAATTTATGGGGTTTCATACCGATAATACATTTTAAGAATGAGGCGGAAGAGACACAGTTATTCGGCAATTCCGAGTTGGAAGCAGTAGAGCCATATTTCAAGGCGTACCACGATGTGATGTTACATGCTTTGCAAGGTTCAAAGATGCATTCAACTCCAAGGATGAAGTTGCAGTTAAAAGATGTCAGCGGCTTCCTTAAAAACAATTTCCCTGAAGCGTGGGAAAGTATTCAGCAAGGTCGACCAGCGAGAATTGATTTAACAGGTCATGAGCTTTTAATCTTTACCAATGAAGAGGATGCGTCGTTTATTGAGGTTAGTTCAGCGATAGGTGATGCGGGGTCATTGTTAGAGTTGTTATTTTACTGTATTGTTGATGTGTCTGAAGTGCCCGAGTTTGCATTTGGTGTGCACACTCCAAGTTCGCATGCGAGCGTGAAAGAGCAATACCCGTTGTTAATTCGAAGAGTAGCTCGTAAACGTGAGATGGTAACAGAAAGTTGGCAGCAATTTGCACGTATGGTATTGGCAATGCATTCGCAGGTAACAGGGAAGAGGTTCAAGGATTATTCAGTAGCGTTAGCATGGGATGAAGTAATCGAGCGAGATGAAGAGCAATATGCAAGGGTACTTAATTTGCTCACGCAGGCAATTAATACTGCATTGATGGGTGGCTTCATGAGTATGGATGCGGCTGTCGATTTGTTGAGCGAGTATGTAGACACCATGCAAGGCTATGTTTCAGACAATGAAGAGCTTCCGGGCGAGCGAGAGAGGATAATAAGGAGTTGGATATTACGACAGCGGCTTGAAGAAAACGCTGGGCTGAATGCACAATTAGAGGAAATTAATAAGGCGATAGAAGAAGCACGTAATGAGCTGGCGTGAGGATTTGAAGCGTTTCAATGGGCCGTATTATAAGTGGGCACTTGAAAACAGGCAGAGGTTTCTTACTACCGAGTTAGCTACAGAAAAGGCATTAGCCAAGGAAGTGGAAGAGATGGTCAAAGATTTGAGCGTTTCTATAGAAGGTATGCCTTCCGATGTAGCGGCACAGATGAAGTATGTTAAAGCTGGGTTGAAAGATTTCGCCAAGGCGTTGAATGGCAAACAGAAAGATATCATTAGCAAAGGTATCGAGAAGGCAGTAGGCATTGGGGTTGAGTATAACGAGAAAGTTAGTGCGGATTTACTCCTAAAGGTGTTCCCTGAAGTAGCTGGAAAAATACAAAATGTGTTTGGTTCAGTGCAAGAAGAAGTAATTAAAGCGATGTGGAATCGCAGGCTGGGTGGTTTGTATTTAAGCGATAGGATTTGGAATATAACTGGCGATACCACAGAGGCGATAGGGAGGATATTAACAGCAGGGATAGCAGAAAACATGGACCCTGTGGATATAGCAAGAGCATTGACAAAGTATGTTAAAGAAGGTTCAGGGACATTAGTAAAGGACTACCCTAATATGATGAAACGCATGGGTAGGAGGTTACCGAAAGACTTAAATTATGAGTCGTTGCGTCTGGTTAGGACAGAGTTATCAGCGGCTCATGGTGATGCCACGTTAAAGAGTGCGACATATAACCCTGCATGTAGAGGTGTGAAGTGGGTATTAAGTTCAGAACACCCAGAATACGATATTTGTGATGAGTTAGCATATGCCGACCAAGGGTTTGGGCCGGGTGTTTACCGAGTAGAGGATGCTCCACCAATGCCTGCGCATCCGAATTGTTTGTGCTTTTTTACAGAGGTAGTGGAAGACCCAAATGCATTTGTGCAAAGGTTAGAGAGGTTCAGGGACAATCCAGATAGTGATCCCGAATTGCAGGAATATTGGCAAAGGACATTTGCTAAGCCATCAGAAGAAGAAGAAACAACGCCGTCTTTTCCATCTGTACCAAAGAAAACTTTGGAAAGGGCAATGCATGATCCTGATTATTTATCTCAGCAGCTGAATGCTTCACATGGGGATATTGTTTTGCAGGATATGGCGAAGGAGGTCGGGTTCGATAAAAAGCCCACATTATTGAGTAAGGAAGAGATGGACGCTTACATTCAACAAGGAAATAGAGAGCTTCTCCGTGGTATTGCAGGGCGTGAAGGAAAAGCTGAAAAGTATGTAGAGCAATTTAAGACTGGAGAATATTTTGCAGGAAAAGGGGTCTATGGAAATGGAACATATACGGCATATGGGGAGGATAGGATGGAAGTTGCCAAACAATTTGCAGATGGGGTGGAAAAAAATATATTGCGTATGGCCTTAAAAAAAGATGCAAAAATAATATCGTATGATGCCCTTATAGAGATGCAGAAGGCAGAGTTTACAGCTCTACAGGAGGAAGAACGGGCCCTACGAAGAAAAGCATGGAGAGAGGCCGATAGAATTTACCATGAGACTGGAGATGATGATAAAGCTGAGATGTTTTTAAAGGAGGCTGCTAAAAAGTGGGAAGAAATGGAGAAATTCCGACGGGTTCTTGCGGATCCAGGAAGATATGCATTGTATAAAGGGTATGATGCAATAGACATCCCTTCTCCAGGGTTTATGCTGGTGTTAAATAGAGGAAAGGTTTTTGTTCAAAAATAATAAAGAAAGAGGGTGTAACTTTGCTTCCTGAATTGAGTAGAAGGATTGGAAAGGTTATGAGCGCTCCGTCAATGCTAGGACTAACGATTGAAGAAAGAGAACGATTTATTCGTGCAGTAGAAAAGGCGGAAAAGTTCACGGATTTAGGGATTGAGGAGCAGTTCATGATTTTGCGGGCTGAGAGAGAAATAGAATTGTTAAAAAAACAATGGAAGCAAAAATACAGATAGATCTGTTAGATTCAGATGGGAGAAAGGCGAGGTCACAGCTGAATTTTCGCAGTGCGCGTATTGCAAGAACGCCTTGGATTATGCTACCTGTGCGGAATTCGGGGCAAAACCCAAAAAATACAGCGGCAACGAAGAACCTTGTCCAAAACGAATACCTAAACAAATATCTGAATGAAAGGAAAGAGGGCGATGGAGGAGAAACAAAATCAAAATCAGCCAGTTCGGGTTTACGAAAATCCTGCCTCAAAGCGAATTGAGATTCATTCCAGACATCAAAAGCTGGTGGTGCGAGACTTAAAGACCGGTCAATACGTTAACAAGCGCTGAGGCTAAGGCCGAGGCGCTTTTATTGTACCATTTTGAAAGGAGGTGAACTAGTGGTGCCTGCTTCTTACTTTTTTTCCTATCTATTGCCCGATAGGACATTTTGTCCTATCGTTTTTCAAGTGCTCAAAATGCGCACTTGTTTTTTAGGTCCGGCAACGGTTGCCGGTCTACTTTTTTCATACTAAAAAAGCGATGCTCAAAATGAGCAACGCTCAAGAACTTCTGACAATTTTTGTTAGAAGTTAACAAGCAAAGGGAAAAATTTCCCTTTGATGACTGGGTTTTCCGCTGTCGTTGCCTCTGGTTGTTCCATTGTAGGCGCCACAGTCTCCAAAAATAGTATGTAGTAAGATAACTCAGATAGTAGAACACGCCGTAGAACCAGCTTTAGATGAACTTAGCGGACTTTATGGTAGCGATGAACTTGTGAACAGCATTTATGACAGAATAGCCAGTATAAACTACACAGCAGTTGTAGAAACGAGTTTCCACATCGCTACAGATAAATTGAAATTAGAGCACATAAGGTGATCTCGTAATAAACTGATATATGATTAAGCTAACAAACAAAATAAAGGAGGAGTGTATATGAGTTATAGTGACATAGCTCAAGACATATAGAGGAACAAGAAATAAGTGAGGAATATGGAAGATAGCATATAGAATTGCATACAGTAAACCGCTACCATCATATAACACCCGCCCCGAGGGCGGGTGTTTTCTTTTCTATAGTAGGAATTATCAGAGCTCCCAGTGTTTTATAGCCTATATGCAGTTATAGAAAATATGCTGAATAGTGATGTAATTGTCACAAATTTTAGCACAACAAAGTGATACCGTATTTAGCTTTACTTTGTAAACGTGAAAATTAGCACAGAAAGGGCATTGACAACCACGCTTGGAAATAGCTAACATACTTGGCATTATTCACAAATTTTTTGAAAATGTCTTTTAAACCTGTTTTCTTATAATTATTCAGTTAAATGTGATAAAAAACACACAAATTTTGACTATTTTTACTCATTCCACTTTTACCCCCTATACCTGGGGGGGGTATATGTTTTGAGATGCCCCAAAATTGACTTGTAGGCAATAAATTTCTATGTTGAGAAATATTTCACATTTAAGACTTGTGAAGTTTTTCACTGAACCATCAATTGTAGTTTCTACCTAAGAAAAATGGCAATTTTTACTTTGAAATCGTGAAATTTTTCGTGACACCTGTTAATTAGGTGTCACACTTGTGTCACACCCTTTGGGTGTTCTAAACATTAGGTAAAATCAATGTTTGTAAGGGGCTGTGACACCTGTGACACCTGTGACACAAGTTTTTGATAACACTATATAAAAAATTTTTTCAAAAAATTTTTCCTATAGGAGATGTTGAAATTTTTGTGTCACATGTGTCACAAGAGCTATGTAGCCCTGATAAATACAGGGCGGAGTGCTGTGACACATCTGTGACACCTATTTTTAACATTCATTTAACGACACTCAAATAGACTTGTAGTAATCAAGGCTACAGAGGGGTGAAGTAATTTTATGCAGTGACTACTTACGTGTCACACTTGTGTCACACCCGTGTTTTTGCTAACAAACACAGGAATTATCAATAAAAGACGTAAAAATGGTCTAATAATCATTCTAAATAAGCCCATACCCCCCCTACACGGGTCTTTTAGGAGGGGAGTCTACACGGGTCTTTTAACGGGGGTTCCTACACGGGTCTTTTAGCAGTACAGGTTTTTGTGACAAGTTTGCTTTCTATACCATAAACGACACACTATTGACAAAATGTGTTTATGGCATCAATTTGGGGAACCCCGGAACTTATTCAGAGGATAAAACCATACCGACTTAAACGGTGCAGCCAATATGTTAGGAAGAGCGTTCCCAAATGCCGATCTATCGTCTGTAGATAAAGTGCTTTGCTCAAACCCCACAAAAATATACCCTTTGGATACTGTGAAAAAAGAAATACAAGTAAAACGGCGGGAGACCATTACTCAGAAGGCTATAGCGGCTAAACTAGCCAAGGATATAAGTAAACAATAGAGTAGCAATGAAAAGTTGGAAACAAGGATAGGGCAGGTAAGTCCTGGCCAGGAACCTGTATGGCACTTCACGCCATCTATTGTACACATTTTATCGCAGGGTGCCGACACAAGGAGATAACCGCCACTAAGAGATGCTCCACAAAATACTGGGGGAAGTCGGCTTTTGGATACAGATGACATATTTAATGATAAATCATTGGGG